ACTCGGCAAGCCTCGCCAAGTATTCAATTAAAGGTTAGTTTTAAGTTTACTTATTTTGTATTAGGTAACCTTATTGCTAACCATTTGTTTCATAAGATGTACATGGTTTCTTAATGTGTACAAAAAATGTAATTATTTAAAGACGATATAACCCTTTCTACTTAGCAAAGTAGAATTTTAAATCTGAGGGCTATGCGACTCAGTGACTAAAGTTTGTTCGTATTTAGAATCGGTTGCCTATCCTTGGCCTTCGTTATTCCCTGATCGGCAGTCAAACCAATCAGGGGGTGCTATTAGAGGGGTCACTCTCGATCATGGGTTATTAATTCCCAATCCACACACCCGAACAGTTTTAAGTTTAAATTATTTACTAGCTAAACTACACCTAAAAGATGATCCTACTTAGAACCAAAAGTTATAAAGTCACTGATGCTTATACCTAAAGCGGAGGTAAGCATCTGGATAGTGTGTAGTTTCATGTTTTTACTGGCTCGCCACCTGAGTAACTGCTGTGGCGAAGTGCCTGTCATTCTAGCAAGTTTTGCACTGTTAATGCCTGTGTCTTTCTGGGCCAGCTTTAAACATTTGCCTGCGTCTATTAATTCCATCGGTGTAAATCCTGTGGTAGAGTAATTGAGCTGGTTCCCCCGACTAGCAAACCTCCTATGGTTTCCCCCTCGCGAGAGGGGGTTTTTAGTCTAGAACGGTACGTCATCATCTAACTCTTCAATGCTCAGACCGCCCTGATTCACTGGGGCCTGCACTTGCTTTGCTCCCTCAGTAAAAAAGACCTTCACATTTCCAAGAATAGGCGTTTGTACCTGTGCTTCTCGCTCTTCCTTGGTGGTCGACTGGCTAATAAAGCCGTTGTTTCCGTACTGGTCTTGCTGCTCCATATCAACAAATGTGACCAGATCAAGATAAGTACCTTTAGCCCCTTTATACAGACGCGCTTTGTCAATCTTTGTAACGTCAACTCTTACAGACATTCTTACTTTCATTTTAACTTCTCCACTTGGTTTAGTATTTCAGCCACAGCCCCTTGGACTTCGATGGCTAGTTTTGCGATATATTCATCATCGCGTTCAACCCGCACTAATACATGCGGCATTTCTGGGTGGTAGGCAAAGAAGTCCCACCAATCACGTTTGGTAATCCACATACAGCCCTGAATCTGCTGCCAGTATTTATTAACACCGACCTGCGGATCGCGTAGATAGCTGACCATAGTCTTAGGGGCTGGGCATTTAATCTCCAGCCCTCCCTGCTCCAATATCAACCCATCAGGCGAACATCCAAACTCAAAGCTAGTATGTAGAATAAAGCCAGTCTCAATAACATCATTGCCAGAAATAAACTCGTAGGCTTCACGGGCTTCTGGTTCCAACTCAGTTCCTCGCGCCATCCACTCAGTAACGTAGAACGGCTCAGATTGCCCTGTAAGGCGTTCCGCGATTAACTCATTGACATACCCATCAGCAGAGGTGCTTGGCTTTCCAGTCTGTGTTATTAGCTTGGAAAACATGCTTGCAGAAGGCTTGCCCAATCTTGCAGCAAGCCACTCTGGTGAACCCTGCTCATGGTCTAAGATGATCACTTCTTAGCCTCTAGTGCGGCAACAGCGCGATCAAAGTGCATAGCTAGAATCTGATCAACAGAACGAACCTTCAGCCACTTGCAGAATTTCTCGCTGTCAGCACCAGTCTCATCAAGTAATTTCTTGATGGCGATGATCTGGTCGTCAGATACAATCTTCTTGTCATCACCGCGCAGCATTGCAGATTCTGCATCATCGTCAGCAGTTGGGATGCCTGCGATTGACTGTAAAGCGTACCGTCTTGCGTAGGTTATGGCTGAACCTGATGCCTGCGGGTCTTTCTTAACTGTAGGCAAGGTGTAGTCCATTTCTAGCCATTGGCCTGAGTTGTGCATTAAGCGAGTTACTACCCCAATACGATCTTCAAAGGTAACGGGAAACTGTGTGTAGCTTAAACCGTTGTCAGAGAAGGGCTGCTTTATCGCCTTGATAACAGACGTTAGATCGGCATAGCTGGACTTAAAGAACGGGTTAGATGAATCCTTAACCGCTCCCCCCATCTCAGCCTGCGCCTTGCATAGAGCTGCTGCCAGCTCGTTAATTAATTCGCTTGATTTCATTGTTGACCCCCTATGGTCTGTTCTGTAGCGTACTGCTTACCATAACCAGCATAGTAAGCGTCTGATTGCCCGTTTAGGGCTGGATAACCTGTTACGCAGTCATACTCACCGCGCTCTAGGTCGTTTAACTCATTGATTCCCATATTGCCTCCTACAGCAAATGCCCCCGAAGGGGCGGTTAAATTAAGCAGCCTCTGCTGCCAGTGCCTCAAAATAATTTAGCTCGCTTTCGTAAAAAGCACCAAATCGTACTTTTTCTTCAGAAGTCATCATGGCTAAAGTTGCTTTTAAAGAATTAATTTTTTCTTGGTAAGTAGGTAATAAGTTCATGGCGTTGCCCTTGTTTCGTTGAGTGAGGTGAAATAATGCCTGATCATTTAGATAATGTAAACCTTTTTGTTAACTTATTTAGCAAAAGGCAAAAAAAAGCCCTGCAATAAATTAATAAGCAGGGCTAAAAGGGAATAACAAGAGACAAGTAAAAAAGTTTACGCCACATGGCGCACCAAAAGTATAACTAATTTATCTGGCCATTAATAGCTCCAAATGGCTGGATTAGGAAAACCATCTTCATCAGTGCGGTTTACATTTATGTTTACTTGTGGTATAATGGCTATGCCATCACGGAATGGCACGTTCTTTAAAAATCAAAAAACCAAGGAGAATAATATGTTTACATTAGCGCAAGTTAGGAAAGAAGCCGCAAAGCACAAAGCAGATTTATTTATAAATAGAAAGCATGGCGAAGCAGAAGTGTGGCTGCCTAAAGGTCAACTGTGGCAGTCAACCGAAGCATCTTGCATTGTGATTAGCTTTGGCTACAGGGGGGCAGGCGTAATGCCTCAAGTCTATAGTCATTTGATAGAAGACATGTCCCACGGAATACGTTGATCTTACTGCCCCTTTTCGGAGGGGCTTTTTTATGTTCTATGTGGAACCTAGTATGACCAGATAGCAGGAGAGGAAAACCCGTCTTCGTCAGTGCAGGCATCAAGGTGGATAAATCTACCGCCACCTTTCTGCTGTATGCCTATTCTCTGTATACCATGCTTCTGGGCCACTCTAATGATCTCTAAAGCCTTTTCCCCATTAGCCAACACATCTACCGCCTTTCCAGTTGTATGCGCTCCTAGGTGCGCTCCTAGATGCTCTTTACGGGCTTCTATGGGGTGTTGGGGGCATCGGTAAGCAGATGATAGAGCAAAGCTAAATCCGCACTCTTCTCGGATGGCATTCAGGGTAGCAAGAAATCCTAGATCAAATTCTGTGGTATTGCAGCCGCACTTACAGGTCAGCTCTTTAGCCTTAAAGAAGCCGCTTTCTTTTTTAGGTGATTTAGCCATGTTATTTACCTTCTACTTGTTTGGTTTTCTCGAATGATCTTAGACCACCCAGCCCCAATAGCCCCATCAGAATAGGCATCATAGTGCCAGTATCAGCTTGTGGGATAACTACGCCAAAGCCAGCGGCCAAGGGTGAAATTAGGAAGTTGACTGCAAAGCCAAGGACGCAGACCCAGCCTGTAGCTGGTCGCCAGTTTCGCTGGAATGCGCTGCCTTTTGCTTCTTCGGTGTTGAGCTTAATCTGAGCAAGGCTGATTTCCTGCGCGTGCTTCTCAGACATTGTTGCAATTTCGTGTGCGATCTTTTGCTTGGTGTCTGCATCTGGTATCCATTTATCAAGAAGACCCGTAACTGGGCCGATTAACTGGTTTAATAAGCTCATTAGACAAACTTCTCTACTAAGAACAATCCAATTATCAGCGGGTACATGCCCCACAGCATCATTTCACTTTTCTTAAACCTTATAGAACCTTCATCCAGTCGCTTTTCTATGTTCTGGAATTTCTCATCTATCGAAACCATACGCACCGCGCATTCTCTTTCGTGAGCTTCAAGTTTTAAAAGTGCTTCAGATACCGTTGCCATTCGACATTCCAATAAGTAATTTGATAATAATGTACAAAGTGTACACTAATACAGTCAAAGCTCCGAGCTGGACGGTAGTCCAAAACACTGCTTTTCGTTTTCTTTCTTGCGCGTATATAGTTTTTTCACGCTGGTCTTTGATCTTTCGCCTTAAAGCAACAAGCTCTGTATATCCTGTCGGGCCATAGGTGTACATTAAAAGCTCGCGCAATTCTTTTTCTTGCTGCTTAATCTTCTTTTCTTTAGCGTATATCTCCATAGCTTCTTGCTCTACGGATTGCCTAGCTACCAACCGTTTAAACAATGGCGGGTTTTCTGCCTGCTTCTTGGCTTCGTTAAAGTCACTGCAAGCGCCATACCATGCACCTATCTGACCAAGTGTATCTTCTACATCTCGGCCAGCAGCAACCATTGCTTTGACGGTGTTAAATGCTTTTGTGGCAACTGCTATAGCGGTTAGCGGGTCAATCATGGATCAGTACCTTGCTCGGGTCTACATATTTGGGAACGCAATACGCCATTACTGGAGTATCGTATCTTTGTCTTGTCCCCTGAATGGTTAGCTCTTCAGCAAACCACCTACACCGATTAAGATCATGCCAATGACTGGTGGCCTTTACATCAACCGTTCCATTAACTAAAACGATCAAAGCAAAGACCAGTTTCATTTACTCAGCTTCTTTCTCAAGGTCAGCAACTAACATGCTAATAAAAGCATCTTTGCCAACCGATAGCTGGTCAAGATTAAACTGCGTAGACTTAATCTTTCTGTCTAAGTCATTGCAATGATTAACCATCGCCTGCTGTTGCTCGGTCATATCTTCATAAGTGTATTCAACGTCATTTACTACTATGGGAGTTGTTTTTTTCTCGCCCATGTTATATCTCCGTTTTAAGTTAGTTAATTACCAAGGTACGCCAGAAGACTGTGAAGCTGCACGGTCAATCTGACCCTGTACTTTACCAGTTCTGTCAGCTTCAATACGCAGTTTTGCTTCTTCAGCAGTTTCTTC